CGTATATGTAATCTACGATGTAAACCAGATGCTCAAAAGGAGACACAAAATGTTGCATGGGAGATTGACAAGTTTGCAAGGAAACTCTTCCCTGCCTCCTGGCATGCTTTACGAAACGGATAAAGCCCTTGTTATAGGCAATGGTGAATCACGAGCATGGTTCAAACCATGTCATCAACATATACTTAATGATAAAGTTATAACATGGGGTTGTAATGCAATTTATCGTGAAGGAAAAAATTGTGTACATAATCTTGTTTCAGTAGATTATGGTATGCAACAGGAGATATATGATTCGGGTTGGTG